ACCCGGTCAACAATCAAAGGGCGACGATAAGGGAGGTCCCACCAATAAGGACTACAAACCTGATAACGATTCGGCAAAAATGGATTATGGTTCTGACGTAAGTCAGAGCAAGTCTGTTGTCAATGACAGAGCTGCTGCCGCTTCTGGTGGTATGGAGTCAATTGGCGCTGACGTTATTCCTGGTGGTGGTTCTACGGATGGAACATCTCCTGGACGTTCAAACGAAGGTCCTGACACATCCATCAGTCCATCGTTGGTTCCAGGTCAGGCTAAGCCTACCTCAACCAAAGAGCACGCCGAAGTTGACGCAACTGCTGGCGAAGCCATGGACGAGCTTGCTGGAGATCACGACGCTTCTGACGACTTCAAACTGAAGGCAAAGGTCATCTTTGAAGGTGCCCTGAATGAGAAGCTCAAGATTGAAGTTCAGCGTCTTGAGGAAGAATTCTCTGCTCGTTTTGAGCAAGAGATTACCGACATCGCCGAGAAGGTGGAGTCGTTCCTGAACTACACCAGCCAGCAATGGTTGGAAGAGAACAAACTTGTTGTCGAGAACGGCATCAAGAATGAACTCTCCGAGTCCTTCATGCAGGGAATGAGAACCCTGTTTGAGGACCACTACGTAACCCTCCCCGATGAGAAGTATGATATCTTCGAATCGATGGTTGCGAAGCTTGATGATATGGAAGACAAACTGAATGAGCAGATTGAGACAAACGTTTCTCTCGCCTCACAGATGTCAGGCTACCAGCGCCAATCTATTCTTGCTGACGTCTCTTGGGATCTCTCAGAGACAGCTAAAGAAAAACTTGCTGGCCTAGCTGAAGGCGTCGAGTTTGAAAGTGAAGATGTCTACACACAAAAGCTCAACATCCTGAAGGAATCCTTTGTGGGTGCTCCCGAGCAAAACGAGGAAATCCTACAGGAGGCTAGTGAGCCTGTAGAGCAAGCACTGCAAGAGACTTATGGAACCTCTATGGCTTCATATGTGAATGCTCTTGGCAGATCACTCCGTAATTAAACAAACTCCACAAACATTAAAACAATGTCTGCACAACATCTGCAGGAAAAGTGGGCTCCTATTCTTGGACACGATGATCTTCCTGAGATCAAAGATAGTTATAGAAAGGCAGTTACCGCTCAACTCCTGGAAAACCAAGAGCGCTTTCTCCGTGAGCAAAGCGCAATGGGTGTTAGCAACGGTCTTCTGACTGAAGCACCCACAATGAACACTGGCTTCGATGCCGCTGGTACCTACGGTCAATTTGGCGATGGTACTCCTGGCTTCTCTGGTGGCGCTGACGCCGCTGGTCCCGTTGCTGGTTTCGACCCCGTTCTGATCTCCCTGATCAGACGCTCCATGCCTAACCTGATCGCCTACGACATCGCAGGTGTTCAGCCAATGTCCGGTCCTACAGGACTCATCTTTGCGATGAGAGCTCTGTATGATGGTCCTGACGGCACAGAAGAAGCATTCTTCAACGAGCCCGATCCTGAGTTCTCCGCTAACCTGGGCGGTCTTCCCGCTGGTAAGTCGGTTGAATTCGATCCTAATGGCGAATCTGCTAACCCTGGTCTGCTTGCCTCTACAAACAGTGGCAACTTCCTTGATGGTACCGTTGGTGGCCAAGACGACTTCGTGAACATCGATGGATCCACACCTGCTGTGGCTGCTACCCAGCCTGGTGGCGACGCCTACGATCCAATCCTGTCAGCAATGACACCCAAGATCAACACAGGTGATCTTGAGTCTGCTGGTGAGACTGGTAAAGAGTTCCGTCAGATGGGCTTCTCGATTGAGAAGGTCATGGTGGAAGCTAGAGGCCGTGCCCTGAAGGCTCAGTACAGCATGGAACTGGCTCAAGACTTGAGAGCCATTCATGGTCTGGATGCTGAAGCCGAACTGGCTAACATCCTTTCTTCTGAAATCCTGGCTGAGATCAACCGTGAGGTTGTTCGTACAGTTTACAGAACTGCTCGCCCCGGTGCTCAGAACAACGTGAACGCCGCTGGTACATTTGACCTTGACCTCGATAGCAATGGACGTTGGTCCGTTGAGAAATTCAAGGGTCTTCTGTTCCAGATCGAGAGAGATTGCAACGCGATTGCACAACTCACTCGTCGTGGCAAGGGTAACATGATCATCTGCTCTGCTGACGTGGCTTCCGCCCTCACCATGGCTGGTGTTCTTGATTACACCCCTGCTCTGAACGCTAACCTGAACGTCGATGACACTGGCAACCTCTTTGCTGGTACCATCAATGGTAAGCTCAAGGTCTTCATCGACCCATTCTCGGCTAACGTTTCCGACACCCAGTACTACGTGGCTGGCTACAAAGGAACCTCCGCTTATGACGCCGGACTCTTCTACTGTCCTTACGTGCCCCTGCAAATGGTGCGCTCCGTGACAGCTGAGACATTCCAGCCAAACATCGGATTCAAGACTCGCTACGGTATCGTGGCTAACCCATTCGCCGAAGGCGCTAAGGGTGCCGCTGGTAACCAGGGTCTTGGACGTCTGGTTGACAACACAAACCGTTACTACAGACGTGTGACGATCGCTAACCTGATGTGATCTAAATACTTCACCGAACGAAGTGTAAACCAAGCAAAGGAGGGGCGAAAGCTCCTCCTTTTTCCATAAATGGACAACCCCAACGAGAACACGGAACGATACGAGTTACATTTTGATATTGATGGGATAAGACAACTAAAATCGATTGTGGATTATATGATTGAAACATGGCCTGGAGCACCAAAAAGACCAGCACAAGAACAAGAGTATATGTGGCACATCAGAGATCTTCTGAACATGTGTATGATGGAACATAATTTCAGACATCTTGAGGTTGAAGATAAATAAGTGTACCGTGTGAAGGACGTGCGTGGCACAACAGAGTTATAACACAGCCATCTCTACAAATCCAAATGGTATAGAGAATAGAAATTTTCTTTCACCGATTGGTTTTCAGTTTCAGATTGCCAAGATGCCTGGTGTGGATTTCTTTTGTCAAGCTGCAAATATTCCACAAATTAGTATGGATCCTGTGCCAATTGGAACAGTTGTAAACAAACTGTATATGCCAGGTGACGAGGTACAATATGATCCTCTCTTCGTAAGGTTTCTCGTTGACGAGAACATGAAAAATTGGTATCAAGTTCACGACTGGATTAGACAAACAGGTACACCAGTCACACAGAAAGAATTCAAATATAGTAGAAAAGGATTACCATCACAATGGGATCCATCAAATGCTGGTCCTCATAATGATTGGAAGTCTGATTGTTCATTAAAGGTTCTATCAAGTAACTACCAACCTGTTGCGGAATTCGTATTCAAAGATGCGTTCCCTACCTCTCTATCAACATTAAGTTTTGATGCTTCTTCACCTGACGTGAATTACTTTACAGCAGAAGTTCAACTAAGATATGATTACTATGATTATCTGATTGGTGATGCAGCATACATCACAGATGAAAGCATGAAACCCACCTATCGTAAGTCAGAGACAGGAGAGATTGATTTCTATTGAGTTTGTGATACAATATATTCATGAACTTAGAAGCTATTCAAGAAATGTGGGCAAAGGATAGCGTCGTTGATGACGTTATGCTTGATAATGCATCCATGAAGATCCCACAACTTCATGCCAAATATATCACATTACACAGTGAATTCACTCTGCTTCTCAAGAAAGCGAAGCAAGAACTGAACAGAACAATTCATCTTAGAACACTTTATTATTCTGGTAGAGGAACACCAGAGATGTATGAGGACACACCCTTTGATCATAAGTTGATTCGCTCAGAGGTTCAATCATGGGTGGCAGTTGATGAGAGTGTGAATAAGGTTGAAATGAAGGTTGCTCTTTATGAAACAACATTGAATTCGTTATCTGAGATACTGAAACAGGTTCACCAGATGAGTTATAATGTGAAGAACATGATCGAATGGAGACGATTTGTCAATGGCGTATAAGGATGGAGAAAACTTCACAACCTATTGTGACGAACCTTATGATAGGCATCTTTACAAGGTTGTTCTGAAAAATGGTAAGGCACT